TTCATTCAGGTATTATGGCGCCCGCAACGCAAACGGAGGTGTGGCCGAGTGGTTTAAGGCAACGGTCTTGAAAACCGTCGACTGTAACAGGTCCATGAGTTCGAATCCCATCGCCTCCGCCATCTTAAGTACGACAAAGCCCTGATTATTCAGGGCTTTGTCGTTTCTGGGGTTTGAGCGGCACCCCTTGTTTTTAGCATGCGTTACAAAACTATTTGGTAACCGTTACAAAACTTTCCAGTTTTCTCCCTCCTCCGGCGTCCTGCGGATCGTTAAACATCCTTCATGTAACACGATGCTACGCTGACCTTTTAACCGAGGATTCGCGATGCCCCATTCAGACCTGCTCCCTTCCCTGCTGTACAAGATCAACGAAAACCAACTCGCCCTGGAGGCCGCCATCCTGGAGCTTTCCAATTGGGTCGAGGCCCGCGGCTCGGCTGACGTCGCCGACAACGTGCGCGGCGCCTTGGACACCATCGATAAGAACGAAGAGTTCATTAAGCTGACGCTTGCGGTCCTGATGACACCTGAGTGATCTTGCTACTCCCCCAGAATGAATGAAAAAAGGTACCCCAGCAGGTTGATCAGTGATGGGGGTTCAGAATTCTTCCGCTAATTTCAAGACAACAAGGACTGGTGATGGCAAGAGATGATTTCGCACCTACGGTAGTCGCGGCGCTTGGGAAACGTGCAGCATTCATATGCTCGAATCCCAATTGCAGAAAGCAAACAATTGCGCCCTCAAGCGCAGACGATATGAAGTTTCTGTACATCGGAGCAGCGGCGCATATTACTGCCGCATCCCAAAATGGCCCCCGTTACGACTCTGATATGAAGGCAGAGGATCGTGGAGCGATAACAAATGGAATCTTCTTATGCCGGAGTTGCGCCGATTTAATAGATAAAAATCAAGGTCTCGACTTTACGGCTGATGAACTTAGATCTTGGAAAGCGGATCATGAGAAATGGGTTTCAGCCAATTTGAATAAAACACCAGGAGGCGTTGGAGGTGATGGTGGCGGAGGCACGATCATCGGAAACAGAGGCACGGTTATCGGCGGAAAAGGAGGTGACGGCGGGACAGGAGGAAGTGGAGGGAAAGGTGGTGGCGGATTCATTCAAGGTGATGACGCGGTACTAATCGGCGGAGATGGTGGAAACGCCGGCACCATTGATGGTCGGGGTGGACGGGGGGCGCGAAGCCCTACGCAGCGCTATGGATTCCCCACAGATCTATGGGGGTTCGGAGGTGGTGGTTCAGGGGCAAACCACCCTGAATATGATCGGCGCCTCAGCGTTCTGGCTCAGTTCAGACATGAATACATAACTAAACTGCCGGAACATGCTCCGTATGTTGATGCAGGGATCGACGTAGTTCCAGCCGACTGGATCAATCAACGACTTGCAGAATGCAATGAATCATGGAGAGTAGATACGGGGGAATTTGGATACATACTTCCACCCTTAATATCTTGAAGGTTAAATAGGGATTCGCCCCCCATCCCTCAGCGATGGTCAGACCGGGGCAGGCAGCAAAAAAGAATGATTGAATGGGATTAGCCTTGGAAGGTCTATTTGGCCTGTAATCTGCCCTCGCTCCGCTAACCTGAAGCAATAGTGAGAGTACCATCATGTGCGGAAGGCTTTCCCAGTACCGGGGCATTCAGGACTTCGTCGCGGCGCTACTGAAACCCAAGAGATGGATTATTGTGACGCTACCGACAAAAATAGCTCTCCTAGTTTTAGGGATGAAAACATGACCGACGATCCTCTGAAGCACTCAAAGGCAGAGCTGCGCGCTGCGTCACGGGCAATTGAGTCTATGAAACTCTCTGATTCGATGGATAGATTTGAATCGGAGTGGCGCGAGTTTCTGACATGCTTAGAAAAAGTCTGGACTAAAGTTGAACGCACCTGTCAACCCTACAGAAACACTTTTCAACCATGGCAGGGTCAATTTCAGGCCCTTAGAAAAAAAGACATGCTTTTGCGCTATCTCAAGCAGGCTAGGGATGCGGACAATCACTCAATTCAAGACATGACAGAGATCAAGCCTGGAGAGACGACCTTGAATCTTGTAAATCGCGGTGGAGGGTATATCCAAAATCTGGAGATCCGGAATGGTCAAATTGTCTCCTACCAAGGCGATCCCATGATACAAAAAACTACCTTTCCACACCCAATAGCAGTTCCTATTCAAAATAATGGTGTTTGGTATAACCCGCCCACCTCTCATCTAGGGAAGCCTGTGCTGAATCTACATCCAGTCACCCTTGCTGACTTGGGTATTGCTTTCTATTCGGATTTTGTAGGGCAGGTTGAAGGTAAGTTTTTCATCAACGACTAATAGTCCTAGCCCGCCCGGCAGCAGGATTAAACCGCCAATACAGGCCACTCATGGCACATCCTTGAAAAATAAGTGGTGGCCGAGCTTCAGTGTCTGTTTCGCTCCGATCGTCCAAGCCGGTGCCTTCGGCATGGTGGTCGCGTAGTAGTGCGTGGCCCCGCGGGTGGGATCTACCACCTTACCGGCCATCACCTGGTCAGCAGCGATCTGCGCCTGGGCAAACTCGCGAAATGGGATCGGCTTTGCACCACTCAGGTATGCGAAGTTCGGGTCGTTCTTGTTCCAGCAACTGAACTGGTACGGCTTCTGGCACACGCCGGCGTAACCCTCCCCCCACCACGATTTATCTTTGCCGTCATTTACCCGGTTGCGGATGGTCCAAGCCACGGCGATCTGGCCGGCCAGTGATTCGCCGCGAGCCTCACCCCATAGCGTGCGAGCGAAGATGTCGCGGTCTTTATCGGTGGCAGTCATCACTTTTTCTCCAGACGAAAAAAAGCCCGCACTTGGCGGGCTGGTTGGGCTACAGGTTATGATTCGTGCATCAACGGAAAAGGAAGAAATGTATGAGGCTATGGATTGCAGGTTGTCTCGTTGCAGCAATATCGGGTTGTGGCACTATCAAAACGCTGAGCGATGAGGAAGGCGCTGCCGACAACTTGGCGAAGTGGCAGTCAAATTGCCACTCCATCCCCCGCGCCTACAGTGGCGCGGCCTACCAGTTCTGCAATTTGAACGGACCTCCCAGGTCCGGTCCACACTGGGCTGCACCGCCAATTACTCTCGATATGGTGATTTCCGGCATCGCCGATACAATTCTCCTCCCATACACCGGCTTTCTGCAGTATCAGCAAGGCGATATTCAGGTTCGCCGAAAACAATACTGACTCAAGAGTCGCGCAGTTCAGGGTTGTTCGGCGTCTTGCTTGGCGCCGCCTATCCTGATGCCAGCCCGGAACAACGAGCCCCGCTCATCACGCCCTCCATACGCAACACTAGGTACAGAACCGCGTCTGCTTCCTTGCGTGTGAGCTGGCCGTGCTCGTAAAGCCAATCTTGCACTGGAGCGGCGTAGTTGCCGTAACCGGACACCAGGGCGAATAGCGCAAACCGGAAGGCGTAGTGCAGTACCTTGATACTCGCAAAGTCCGTTAGGAAGCCGGCGGGTACGGGTACGGTGATCGTGCGTTCGTTCTCGTCGGCCAACACCAATTCATCGAGGAGCATGTAGGTGCGCCTGCCGATCTGCTAATTTTTAGGGTTGTGGCGAAGCGGCTCATGCTTTTCTCCAGGTGAAAAAATACCCGCACTAGGCGGGGGTTCAATGAGTAAGCTATGCGCTCTACGCATGGAGGCATTGATGAAGCACAAAACGATTCTATTGATTGCCGCTTTGCTCGGCGGCTGCTCCTCATACAGTGAGCGCGGTACCGGTGAAGGCGGAAGGGAATTCAACAATAAGGGCTATACCGTCCGCTGTGATGCAACCCCGGCCAATCAGCCAGGCTGCTACGCTCCGCCCCCGTCGTGGTCTTGGTGGCCTTCAAACAACATAAAATTTAAATTGGGTGCGAACTGAATCAGCACCGCACCTTACTCGTCTGGACTTCTCGCTGAGCAAGAGCACTGCAGAGATCGAGCATGGTTTCTCCAGGCGAAAAATACCCGCTCAATGGTGGGGTGTTGTGCAGCTGTGGCGAGTTACATCAAATCGGCGGCGCGATCCATAGGGTCGGCGGCGATCACCGGAACAACAGGCTCGACCGGCCACTCAGGGTTAGCAGGCCATGACGCCTTGGCGGTCACCTTGCCGAGTGCGAACTTGTACGTCTTCCAGGCTTTCAGGTTTAGCAGCAGTGCGACCTGCTCAGCTTCGTCCTCTTCGGTCGCTTCTCCGGCATCAATGCCGTAACCGAGGGTATCCACTCGATCCTGAATACGGGCGATCTGCACTACCGCCCTGGCATTGCGTGAGGCAAGATCCGCTTTCATTTCGGCAAGGTGCTTGGCCAAAACAGCAGCATCCTTCATGGCTCTGGTGATGAGTTGGGTCCAGTCGATATTCATGCCTGCACCTCACTCACGGTTTCGCTCGGGACTTCTGGCAGCGGCAGCGGAAACGCAACCGGGCCGTCCGGCACGTTCACGAGGTCTGCTGGAAAGGCCTGCTCCTGGCTGTAGTTCATTGGGATTGGTAACCATAGAGATAGAACTAATTCCCCATTAATTCTCTCGACCGCATCTAGAAACCAAACCGAATAGATAGCTTTTGCTGGTAGCGTTTCACCTTCACCCAGTGCTGAGAAGTCAAATTCTTCGTTATTCACTGTTAAAACATCACCTAACTTAGACACAGTAATAGTGTCGTCATCACGTCGCGGACTCAATTTAATAATCATTAGAACCATCTCCCAACTGCGATATATGATAGATAAGCTGTCATGTTTGCGGCTGGTGACACAAGCCTAGCACTGGTCAGAGTAGTTGTAGTTCCACCTTCCACAGCCGCCCACGCAAAATAACCATTCGCCGTCAAGGCCGCTAGACTTACGGATGGAACTTGTATAAATGCAACAGGGAAGCCGAACAACACTGCGTTGGAATAGCAGGCTGGTGCCGCACCTTGGTTTGTGGTGGATGGCCCTACGCTGATATTTCGACAGATCAAAGTTCCGTCTGCAAACTTGGTGTAAGTGCCGTTTGCGTTACTGCCAGTCTCGATGATGGCCCCGCCTGCTGCTTGCGTAACGGTGCCGAGAACATCAACAACAGCCGCTGTTTTCAGTCCGAGCGATGTCCGAGCGGCTGCCGCTGTGGCTCCACCTGTACCACCCCGATCTATAGGGAGTGCAGCCGGTATGGCCGGGCCACCCAAGGCCGTGTAAATCTCGTCAAAGTTTGCCTGTGCCTTTGTGAATGCGCTACGGGGCGTATCCCCGCCGACACCTGTCGGCGAGGCTCCGAGGTTAATCGTCTGCTTGGCCATTTGGCTTTCCTTAATTTTGGCAATAAAAAACCCGCTCGATGGCGGGTGCGCTGTGCTGCTCGGAATTAATATGTGCGAAGCGGAAGAAGTCAGGCCAATAATTTGGCGCAGAGGAATGGACGGTGACCTTGGTCAGTCCAGGCTGTGAATGCGAGGCTGTACATCATGATGCGGCCGTTGGCGTAATCAACACCGAGGGCGCATCCGCCGCCAGTCCCGGAGTTATGGCAGTTCATTGCGAAAGGATTTAGGGAAACGTACTCACCCGCGCCGAGTACCTTGTTAATTCCCCAGAAATACCGGCGCCCCGCTGTCAGCTGCTCATCTCCAAGGTACGTCCAGTTGCCCGCGGCGAAGGTCACAACGACCGCCGGTGCGCCACTGTCGTAAACCAGCGCCGCGTTCTGGTCCCACAACCGCATTCCATAAGCTGCCGTGCCCATGGACGCCCAGGCAGCCACGAAATACTGGCCGCTTAACGTTGCGTTGACGTTGGATGCCTTCATCGTGAAACCGGTCCAGTTTCCCGGCCCGCCGGTGAACCACACCGATATCGGAACCTGGATCGCCCCCTGATCTGGGCGAACGAACACTAGCGGCGGGTCTTGGCTTGTGATTGCTCTGGCAAACACCCCCGACGCATTGGTAGTTCCTGAGTACGCCCCTTTGGTGAGCATGCAAAGCCTGGGGGCCTCGGCGTCGATCTGAATGAATGAGCCGTCGTTGATGCTCTGAAATCCAAAACTCATGTCGAGTACCTTATCGCGTAGCCCTTGGCAGCAACCGTTGAGCCGATCGAGCCGGCGATCGCGGATGGATTTTTTCTCCTGACAACCACCTGTCCCACCGCCGTCGTGACGAACGGATAGGATTTTTGGTTCCCGCTCCCATCGGTTTCAGCTGACTGCACATCCTGTGCCCTGGTCGGAATGATCATGAACACGCAGTTGGCCGGGTTGAAGCCCGGAATGCTCAGCGTGTAGTCGGGCGCGACTCCACTGAAGTCGATCACGCCCTGCCAGATCACTTGGTAGGTGAAGCTGTTGGTGTCCATGGATAGGCCACCGTTTTCATCAAAAACACGCAGGCCAAATGAAGCCATAGTTCACCCCAGATAGCCGAGCCGGACACGCAACACATTGTTGGCGTCGTAAACCGAGACGTTCAGCGAGTTGATCACCAGCCGCCCCTGGCCGGGGACGATGCCGTTGATTTCAAGCGTTCCGTCTTTATTGAGAATCCAGCCTTGCTGGCCGGCGATGTAGTTGGTTGAGCTGATGTAGCTGCCGATCTTGGCGTTGGTGATGGTGCCGTCCTGGATGAAAGTCGACCCCAAGAAAACCTGTCCACCTTGCACTGCAAACGGCACGGACAGATTCCCGTTGATGCCATTCACCACTGCGAAGCGATCAGCGCTCACCAGAAACTGGCTTTGCAGGCCGGCAGGGCCATTCTCGATGCCGAGCCCGATGCCTGCAGCGACGTACTGCCCTTGCGAGTTGACCTGCAACTTCACCGACCACATGGCCGAGGCCTTGCCGTCAAAGTCGACCATGGACTGGCTGACCTGCTGCACAGTTGCTGTGTTGTCATTGACCGCAACCTGCACCGTGTCGACCCGCTTCCCGATAGCAAGCCCATCCTCGATCCGAGCTGATTGCTCGGACCACACGCCGACCAAGCTGGATGTAGAGCCCGCAAAACCAGTCGTATCACCCGCAAGTTCCGGATTCACCTGCACATAAATGCCGTCCAGCTTGGTAGCCTGGGCGGTGATCTGCCCTTCCGTGGAAGTGACGCGCGTATCAAGCGAATTGATGGCCGTCGCCTGGCCGCTGCTGACACCCTCAGCATCGGTGACCCGGTTTGTCAGTTGCGTGAGGCTGTTGCCCTGACTGGTTAGCGCTGTGCCTTGCTGGGTTACTGTGCTGGATAATGTGCTAAGCGCAGCGGATGTTGCTGTCTGGTCTACAGCCAGAGTCTTGGTGTTGTCCTTCCAACCTGTCATCACTGGCGCGATTTCAAGCGCCGCACGGTCCCACTCCACGAAGCCTGCTGTTGGTGTGCTGGCTGCCCCAATTCGAAACAGCAAACTTACGGAAACAGTGTTCGCTGGCGCGGCCGCCGCAGTGCGACTGATGCGCTGCCATGTACCATCGGCAGTAACGATAGTTGGACCATCAGTACTGAGCGTCGCACCCGCACTATCCTTGAACTGGAAATACAATCTCAAAGCCATTCCAGTTGTGGCGCGCACAGATGAAGACATCGTGAGTACTTGCCCCACGCTGACACTTGGACGCCTACTAACTATCGGAGTTGTATCAACAAAAACGCTGACGCTTAACCCTGAGACATCTAAACGTTGCACCACGCCAGCAGGATCAATACCAGATTGAACCAGTGTCGGCACAGCTGTAGCACCAGCGGCTACACCCATTACCCAACCATCCGCAAGACCTGTAGTCGCCCCAGCTTTCTCAAACGATGGGTTGTACAGCAGGTTCTCACCGCCGACAGCGCCGATGCTGTTATTGATGGAAGTGATCGATGTGCCTTGGCTGTTGATCGCTCCTTCGGCGCTCGTTACGCGACTGGTCAGACTGCTCACCGCCGAGGCATCCGCCTTGGTGTTCGCTACCGATAAGGCATTGGCTGCCGCCGTTGCGGCGTCCGTGGCAACTTTGTCGGTTACCGCTGACCACGCCGAGCCGGTCCAGCGCTTCGGCGTGTTGGCACCTCCCGTTGTGTCAATCCAAAGGTTTTGGACCAACTGCTCTGCCGCACCGGGTGTTGCCGATTGTGCCAGCACCTTGCCCTTCCCGCCCGCCAGATCCGATGCAGACTGCGCCGCCGTTTGCGCTGCGGTAGCCGCATTCTGCGCCGTCGTCACGTTTCCATTGGTGACGGTGAGACTGTTGGTCAAACTGGTGATGTTCGACCCCTGCGACGTGATCGCACCTTCCGCAGAGGTCACCCGCGAAGTCAGCGCAGTGACAGCTGCTGAATCTGCTTTGGTATTGGCCACGCTGAGTGCGTTCGCGGCAGCCGCAGCGGCATCCGTTGCCACCTTGTCCGTGACAGCCGCCCACGCCGAGCCATTCCAACGCTTCGGCGTGTTGGCCCCGCCGGTGATGTCGATCCAGAGGTTTTGCGCCAGTTGATCGGCTGCCCCCGGCACCGCCGCCTGAACGATCACCTTGCCTTTGCCGCCGGCCAAGGTGTTCGCCGCGTTCGCCGCGTTTTGTGCGGCGGTCACGTTGGTGTTGGTGGTGGTCAGGCTGTTGGTCAGGCCGGTGATCGCGGTGCCCTGGCTGCTGATCGTCCCTTCCGCCGAGGTCACTCGGGTGGTCAGGCTGCTTACCGCCGAGGCGTCCGCTTTGGTGTTCGCGACAGACAGCGCATTAGCCGCCGCTGCCGCTGCATCCGTTGCAACTTTGTCAGTGACCGCCGCCCAAGCAGACCCAGTCCAGCGTTTTGGGGTGTTGGCGCCACTTGTGATGTCGATCCAAAGGTTCTGCACCAGTTGATCGGCGACAGCAGGCGTCGCGGTTTGCACCAGAACTTTGCCCTTGCCACCGGCAAGCGTGCTGGCAGCATTGGCGGCGTTCTGCGCAGCAGTAACGTTTCCGTTGGTTGTGGTCAGGCTTGTTTGTAGGCCGGTGATCGACGTGCCTTGAGCAGTATTTACTCCCTCGATATTGGTGATTTTGGTTTCGGTCGTGCTGACGCGCGCAGCCAGGCCGTTCGAGTCGGTAACGACCTGCCCCACATCCAGCCAGTAAGTGGTGTTTGGCGGAGCATTCGCCCCGGTCAAATCCACCGGCACCGCAATCTTGGCCTGGTACAAACGATCATTCAGCCGAGTGGATGAACCGGCTTCATAAGCTTTGTCCTTTTGATACTCGGCCGAGTTGGCAATGTCGCTGACCTGATCAATCTGCTCCTGAAGTTGACCGGTGACTTCGGTTACCTGGTCGTCCAATTCCTTCAGGCGATTATTCACAGATCCAGCCAGGGTCGGCGGGCCATCGATCAGCTCAATACGGTCCAGCAGATCTTTGCCCAGTTCAGTCTCCCCAATCTGCCCAGCGATTTGATCAAGGATAGGGCCGGCGTCTGCGCTCGTCTGGCCCATCACCCCCAAACCAACCGGGTAGAACGGACCAATGTTGCCGGTGCGGTCCACCAGGCGCGCCCAGAAGAATAAGGTCACGCCCGCGGCAAGCCCCAGCATCGAAAAATCACTTTGTGGATACGACAGGTCCGTCAGTTTGGTGGCAGCCGGCAGGCTGGTCGTCGGCCCGTACCAGATTTCAGTCCGCTGGGTGTCTTCGGCGCCAGCCGGGAAGCCCCACTTCAGCTGGATGCCAAACAGCAGTGGCGTGGCCGTCAGGAACGACACCGCTGGCGGCAAGCCTTCCTTCCCCTTGAGGTTGGTCAGCATCGAACTGCGCCAAATCGAAGAAATGTCGAAAGAGCTGACCGCGCGAACACGGGCCAAATAAGCCCCGGCGTAGATCCCGACCACATCGACGCCGGTCGCGCCGGTGCGCGGCAGCTTGATCCAGTTGCCGCTGTCCTTGCGCCACTCGACGTCATACGCAACTGCGCCGTTCACCGCCGGCCAAGTGATAGACATGGTGGCGACGGCGATGCCCTGGGACACGACCGAGTTCGACGTGACGGTAACGCTGGCCGGTGCCGGAACGACGGTGATCGGAATCACGCTGATCGGCCTCTCTTCCAGACGAGCGCCCGTGTCGATGAATGCAAACTTGCTTGGGTCGTACTGCAGGGCACTGATCTCGAAGTCACCTTCCGCAGTGCGCTTGGTACTTAACACGCGATACAGCGGGATCGCCAGATCATCGGCGTCCAGTGCCCATTGGAGCTGCGGCAGTGGCGGCTCACTGTAGTTGGTGGTGACGGTCACCGCGCGACCACTGACGCTTTGCACGGTGCGACCTTCCGCACGGCCGCCCGGCAGGTTGATGATCAATCGATCGCCAGTCTTGGCTTGGGTATCACGGTCCAGCGTCACGACACGGCCGGCGGCGGCAGAGATGCGGCCGCCGACTTCGCGACCCGCCAGCAGCGAGTCAGCTACCGGGATGATATGGCCCGGGAGCGGGATCACGCCTTCCATACCGGTTTTGAATGAGACGGTGCGGTCCTGGTTGTTGCTCAGGATCGCCCACTTCCCACGGCGCTGAGCTTCTGACGCGCGCGTGCAACCAATGGCGCTCAGCTCGGTAGGCTTGTCACCCATCCGGCGCTGAAGGTCCAGGTCCGCGAACGGGATGACGTCAGTGTCATAGTTGTTGGTCGGGTTGTCGTAGCTGACCAGTGCCCGGGTGTAGCGGGTCTTCGCCGAGGCGCTGCCGTAGGAGAACTTTCCGTCGATGACGTTGGCCCGGGTGAAGACGTAATCGAAGTCCTGCGCGCGCGGCATGTCCGCTTGCATCACCAGTTGGCCTTGAGCCCAGTAGGTCATGCCCCGGTAAATGCCAGAGATGTCGCGCAGCAGCGACCAAGCATCCGCCTTGCCCTGCAGGTTCATGTCGCAGAGGAAGCGCGGCTCTACGCCGCCAAGGCCATTCGGCACCAACTGGTCAGCGTATTGCGCAATCCGGTAGAGCTCCCATTTATCGACCATGAACGACTTGATGCGCTTGCCCAGGCCGAAACGGTCTTCAGTGCAGATGCCGTACGTGATCCAGGCAGGGTTATTGGTCCAAGCCTGTTTCATGGAGCCGTCCCAAGTCCCGGTGTAAGTCCGCGCGATCGGGTCGTAGTTGCTCGGAACCTGCCACCTGCGTGCACGGCACTTAACGGTGACCGCTGGAATGTTGGTGAACTGCTCGGCATCGAACTCGATGTAGAGGAGCGCGGTGTTCGGGTAGCGCAGCTTGGCGTCGATCACCTCGGTGTAACCGGCAATCAACATGGTGTCAGCGATCTTGTTGCTGTTCTGGTTCGGCGTCAGGCGGCGGACACGGATCTGCCAGCCGGTGGTGGCGTCCGGCAAGTTGATGCGTGGCGATCGTTCGTAACGAGTGGTGGTCTTGCCGTCTACGGCGTCGACCAGCACCTGCTGATAGGAGCCGCCGTCGGTTGCCACGTCAATGGCGTAGTCGATTCGGTAGCCGCCAATGTTGCCTTCGTCATCCTGATGCTGAAGTGCAGCCCAGGCCAGACGGACACGCACGGCAGACAGCTGGATGTTGCTGATTGAGCGCACCCAGGGTGCATCGCTGCGCAGCTCCACGTTCAACGAGGTTTCATTTTCTACCGATGGAATGCCAGGGATATATGTCTGGTCGACCGAGCCAGAGCGCCAGTCCCACTTCACATTTGGGAAGTTGTAGTTGCCGCTCGCATCCCGAATCGGGGTGTTGTCCAGATAGATGTCGTAATCGGTTGGAACTTCGTCGAACTCGCCCTCGCCCACGGCGATCAGCAGCTTGGCCAGGTTGGTCGAACGCAGGCTATCGCTGGCTTCAGTCGGCGACTTCGGCTTGCTTTCGCCGCCCTTTGCGCCGTGGATGTCGATCATCTGTGCTGCGCCCATGCTTTCCTCCAGGCGAAAAAAAACCGCCTCATGGGCGGCCTGCTTGCTGCGTGCGTTTTACGCTTTGTCTTCGGCGAGGATCGATGCGGAAATGATCATGCCACCCCACCGGCGTTCGCCGATGCAGATTGGCACCGGGTTGCCGCTAGCCGTGGTGTTCCTCGCGCTGCCGAAGGCATACGACGGCGAGTTCTCAGGGGATGCGCTTTGCGACAAGCCGCCCTGCTGGGGGCTGAGCATCTGGATCACGCCGCCAGCAACACTGGCCGTACCGGCCGCATACAGAAAAGGGGATGCCGCTGCGAATGGTGTGAACGAAAGCACGTAAGCGGCGGCAATCATTATCGTGCCGATGATCGTCTGCAGGCCCCCGGCGCGTTTGCTGCCCCCGATCACCGGCACAATTCGGATTTCTCTTGTGCCGCCGAGATCGAATCCATCCATACCGACATTCTTACGGTTGCGAAAGATAGCGAACTTCAACCCAAGACGCTCAAGGCGCTTTATTTCTTCTGCGAATCCCTCGATCGTTGCATTTAGCGCGCGGAACACCTCTCCAGCAGAACCTCCATCCAGAAGATATGGCTTGCTGCGGAAGAATTTTTTAGCCAACGAACCTGAAAGCATTACCGTCGTTGTCGGGGTGTAAGTGATAGCTGAGCACATGCCATTCTCCAGACAATAAAAAACCGCCCGGAGGCGGTCATGTTCAAAGCGTTGTAGGGAGAATGTCTATCTGCCCATCACCGCCGGTGAAAACTCTGTATTTCTTCACTGCTCCATCTTTCACGGTCGCTTCTCGCTCTACCCGGTCAGCGCCCATCGAGCAGATCCCTGAGCCCGTATAAGCGGCCCCCACCGATACAGCTCCGGGCGGAAGATAGAACGATCCTTTTTGCCCGGCATCAAGTCGAGCTACCTGTCTGCCTTCAATAAATACAGCCATCGAGCACAAGCTACCCGTATGTCCTGAGTCACGGATTACCTGCAGCACTCCGAACGATCCTGAAGGCTTCTGCTGGTAGGCAGTCAACTGACTTGGGGGAGCCTGCTTCGCATCACTCGATGGCATGGGTGATGTCGAACACCCCGCCAGCGCGGCCAGCGCCAAGGCTCCTACGAATAATTTCATGCAGGTCACTCCTGTGGGAAAGGTGCCAACCATATCACCGGATAGAGGCTGTACGAATCTCCAGTAACGCCCCGCTCCCGCCGAGTAGTAGCCTCAAGCCGCGACACATCGGATACCCCAGTCCTTTGCCTGCAAGCCCAAGGACTGGGATTGTGCCAATTTCGGCGCGCTTTAAAGGCCTAGGAGGTCAAGATGTCGTTCAGCATCATCAGCGTTGGTATTTCCGAAGATGGACAACTGTTCGTCACCTTAAAAAAGAAGTCGACTGGCACTAGTACTCAAATATGGGTTAAGCCAACGTCTTCGATTCCGGGCCTCACAATCGCCGACATCGAATTGCTGGCTAAACAGGAAGCAGCAAAAGAGCATGCTTACCAACATCTAGCCTTCTCTGACAGTGCGTTGATTTCCTGAGACAGGGCTTCATTCGCCACTGTTCTTTGGCTCGACTCATCAGTGAGTCGAGCTTTTAATTCAGCTAGCTCTCGCTTTAAGTGCGCTATTTCCAGCTCACTCCCTTCTTGGTGCTTGCTGCTCATACCCTTCTCCTGCGGCCCTGCCACATCATGTGGTTGGTTGTGCATCTTTGTGCCTGAGGATCAGGCGTGTGCGTTGAAGCCAAGGCCCGCCGAAGACGATGATCTCGCTCGGCCGACCGTACAGGTGGTGAAGCAGAAAAGGACCAGGTCCGAAGATGGCCGAATCCTCAGCTGGTAACGCCGGCTCGGCACCGAGGAAGATCCCGGCATGGTTCGGGTAAACCGTCCGCCCCACTTCCATCACGATCATGTCCCCGCGCTGGGGTTGGTCGACCTTATAGAAGCCGGCCGCCTCGTAGTTCGCCTCGTAAAGACTGGTGTTGTCGGTGCTCTCCCACCAACCATCAGCGCGCTTGAAGGCTTCGAACTCCAGCCCCCACTCGCGCTTGTACCAATCGGCGCAGACCTGCCAGCAGTCCCAGGCGCCGTGCACGAATGGTCGCTTTAGCAAAGGGACATCGCCGGTAGGCATCACCGTCCGCAGGTCCCCCTCGGGCCAACTGAGAATGTGCCACGGCATCGCAGTCGCTTCGCACATCGCGAGGTCGCGCGGCGAAGGCCTGCTGGTGGCGTCCGGATGCGAATGAACGATGCCGATCACTTCGCCTATGTCCTCCGCCGCGGCGTACTCCTCCGGATCGATTCGAAACTCTTCGTTCGGTTCGGTTGAGATATTCCGGCACGGGTAATACTGCTGTTTGCGCCCAACACCCAGCAGCAGGCCGCAGCACTCTTTCGGGTACTCGGCAGCCGCGTGAGCCTGGATCGCGTTCAAGATGTGCTTGCGCATGGTCAGCTCCGGGCAATCAGTGAAACGGCAGGGAAGCCACCAAACGGCAGCGGGTTGCCCTCACCGAAGCGCGGGATGCAGCCCCGGCCCAGCGTGGCATCGCACTCGTCGAGTTCAGGATTATCTGTCTGCATGCCATCCTTGGTGAAATATGGGCCAGTCCAGCCACAGCTCGGTCCCCGGTAACCGCCCGTGAGGCACCAATGGCACAGGGTGGTCGCCTGCCGGCCGATGGATTCACCACCAACGTCTCCCGGGCTGGCCAACTCCCAGCTGACCGTCTCCCCATCCTCGTTCGTCTTCTGGTCGATGTACCAGACTTCGATCGTCTCTTGGGTCGGATCAGCGTGTGGATTTCCGGCGGGGAAGTTCTGCGCATCCAGGTACGTGCCCAGCGTGTGGCGCATGGTCAGCTTGAACTCGAGCAGATCGTCGAATGCCAAGCACAGCGCAGTGATGCGTCCGTTTACATTGCCAACCGATAGCGAAGGCCGTACCGCTGTGCCGTCGCCGTTGGCCTCGATGCCGTCGATCTGCATCGGCCAGGCCCCGTACTCGTTGTCCTGGAACCAGATTGGCTTCGCGGGCAGCTGGTCAGCATCTGCGCCGGCGGCGATCAACTCCTCAGGCGTGTGCGGGATGGCATGCCCGTGAAAGCGCAGCACATCCGCCCCGTAGTCCGAGCCGTCCAATTCAAAGAGCAGCACTTCGCTGCCAGGCTGAAGCACCTGGATGTCACTGATCAGCGGCATGGTTGCCCCTTATGGTTGGAATGCACGGTCGAAAGTGGCCGTGAGCTTGAATACGCTCCCTCCCATAGGGGTGGGAACCGGCTTTTTGCAGGTGAACAACCCAAGCTCACCGAGTGGAGTGGTCCAGAGGAAAGCCTTGGCGCCGGCATGCCGATCAAAGAACGCCATGATCTCCAGCACCTTGGTCTTGGGCCCGGTGTAGGAGATCGGATAGGAGTCCTGTTTATTGTTCGGCCCGTCGCCAGATTCTTGTTTGTAACCATCACCAAACTGGGCAGTACGCACCCGATAGGTGATATCGGGTGCGTCTCCATTTTGTGTTGGCCAGGTGAAGCGCTCGATCGCCATCAGACTCTCCCGTTAACGTTGCGGAAGCTGACGCCGCCGGCACGCCACGACTCGGCCACAGCTCTTTCAGCCGCTGCCTTCATTTGTATTTGAAGGTTCTGCTGGAGCGCTTGCTGATCAATCTGCATGCCTTCCGAGCTTCTGTCCTGCGTGATCATGCTGACCGGTGCGTTGATGCTGATTGACGAGCCTCCACCGCTGCCGCTGATGGCCGCGACGCCGGGCCCTGCACCGGAAGTCAGCGGAGTGACGCTGCCGCCATTTGCGCCAGTCATGAGGAAGGACTTGCCGCCCTCGTTGTAAAGCTCCGGCCCCAGTTCGTTAACTTCGTACAGGGAGTTTGGCGCGACCGGGCCGCCGGCGGCTCGGTATCCGGAGAAGTCGACGTTGGTGTACCCAGCCTGAGACGCTCCTGCGGCTGACGAAGAAGCACCGGCAGAGCCGGAGGCCAGCCCGTTACCGCCACCACCAACGAAGTAGTTCGTTGCAGCGCCCACCAAGCTACCCAGCAATGCCGAACTGGCCTGTCGAGTTGCAATGCGCGCCATGTCGGCCAGAATCGATTTCGCGAAGTCACCGAACGATGCCTTCCCGGTCATGGCGAAGTTGACGATCGAGTCCTCCATGGAGCTGAACGCATTGGTGAACAGGTTCCGCGTTTGTCCGGCAATGTCTCGTGCCGAATCCAAGTAATTAGCCCAGGCCGATGTCGCGCCCTTGGTCCAGTCGCCCTGCGCTGCTTCGACGTCGGCATAGTTCTGCCGGATCTGGTCGGTGGCCTTCTTGTTCGCGTCTGCGAGCGCTCGCGACTTCTTTTCGAACTCTTCGGTGTCCATCTTCCGTGATGGGTCAGACTGCTGATTGGCAAGATCCAGCGACTGCTGAGCAAACCGGTCTTGCTGGCTGTTCAGCTCGCCGTTGAGCGCATTCTGCCGATCCCCCTGGCCGACGCCATTGACTGCACGCTGCCCGGCAAGCTCCAACGCTTTCTGCTGCTGCCCAAGGGCTGCAACGTACTGGTTGATCGCGTACTTCTGCTTGTCGAGACGACCGGTCTCGGCGGTGGCCAGCACTTCCTGTTGGCTGTCGGCATCCTTCTGCGCCTTGACCATGGCTGTGCGTGCGTCAGCGATCTTCTGGTCCAACTGAATACGCTGCGCTGCCGTGGTGCTGGACTTGTTCTTTACAGCTTCCAGCGCCACGATCTCGGCCTCGTAAGCAGCCGTCACCTCGTCCCGTTCGTTGCCGATCAGGCCTTCACGTTTTACCGCGTACTCGGCTTGGGAGATCAGCCCGGCTTTCTGCGCCGCATCCAGTCGTTTCTGGGCGTTGCTGTACTCGGCCACAATGGAGGTGAGTTGGTTTTTTGCATCGTTGAAGCCGGTCAGGTCGACACTGCCCGCTGCGGCCTTAGGGTCTTTTTTGCTGTCATCGATAGCTTTGCGTAGCTTGTCGTATGCTCCGCCGGAGAACTTGGCTCCGTCGAAATTTACACCATCAAGCAGCGAAGCCTTTTGCCCTGTTTTTTCCGCGTCCTGATAAAGCGTTGTGAATTGATCATTCAGCTTTTTGTAGGCCTCCTGGCGCTTTGCAAGCGGGTTCAAGTCCTCCATCTGCCTGTCCAGATCCTTCTGGACGGCGATCAACTCCTTGTTTGCGTGGGTTGTCTCTCCGGTTGCTCCGGCAAGGTTCTGGCTGGCCAATTGCCGAGCTTTCAAGCCTGCAAGCTTTGCCTCCAGCGCTGTGGTGGAGTCATCATTCTCGCCGGTACCGAGCCCCAGAAACGAGTTGAGCGAGCTCAGGCCGTTCGATACCGCACCAGCAATACCGCCACCCTTGCGAGTGTCGAGCACACGCTGCGTGATCTCGATCTGCTTGGCCAGGTCCGGGAAGACTTCCGATCGAATGGCGCCATAGGCACCAGTGATTGCGATCTTGATGTTGTCCCAATCTCGCTCAACATCAGACAGGGACGCGCGGTAAGCCTTCAACCGCTCCTGGGCTGACAGATTCAGGCTTTCACTCAGGACATCCAGCGCGCGCTGGTGGTCGCCCTGATCGTCGATTGCCTTGATGACTTCGTATTGCTCGTAAGTCAGCAGGCCGTATTGATCGCTGATCTTGGCGGCAGCATCGGTGGCAGTATCACCAGCGTTGGCCAGTGACTTGGCGATATCACCGGCGCCCTTCCCTGTAACCTCGCCGATTGCCGCAGCAGCCTGTGCCAAGTTCTGCATCTGAATGCTGCTGGTGGCTGCACCAGAAGCCAGCGCAATGACAGCCTCGCGCGCGCCGGACAGGTTGCCGGTCAGCACGCCAGCCGATTCGCTCATGGACTTTAGGCTGGCAATGCTCTGACCTGCGTCATTCGAGCCGCCGTTGATTGCGGCGTTGAACTCCCGGGCCTGCTTCATCGCATCGAAGTAGGCATAACCGAGCCCGCCGATCACGCCCGCGAGAAGGCCCGCCGGAAGCAGCAAAGCCGCCATGCTTTTGGCAGACGCTCCAGCGCCGGCGCCGAGCTGAGCAATGGCCCTCGCCCCGCTACCCAAATCGCCAGATGACAGCGCGTTGGTCAGCTGCATGACGTTTTCTTGAGCTTGGCGGGTGCCGAGCTTCAGTTTGTCGAATGCGGTTTCTGTCGCGGTTAGTCCCGCCCGGTCCTTTCCGATTTTAGCCAGGGCTTCCGCGTATCCCTCGGATGAGATCGCCCCGCTGACCCTGAGTGCTTCGAGCGCCTTTTCCTGCGCCTCCAGTTTGCCCAGCTTCGCGGTCACGGGATCTATACCATTGACCGTGCGCTTCAGCGCTTCAATCTGGCGGTTTTCCGCGTCGATCAGGCGCTGTTTCTGTGCGACTTCTTTGATCTCGGCTTTTTCGATCTTGTCGTAGGCTTTGCCGAGACGATCCTGATAAGCCTCCTGCTGCTCGATGGTGACCAGGCCGCCCTTCCGTGCGCGCTCCAGCAACCCTTCCGCCTGAACTAATTGCTCCATGCTGCCGATGTTGCCGGACATTGCCTTGTCGAGCTGGCTGATGATGGCGATTTCGCTGGTCGCGCTCGCGCCGGATTTCCGTCTTGCCTCGGTCTGACGCTGGGTGGCGCCAGTCGATTTGTCGATCTCCTGCGCAACCTCTCGCTCGGCCTGGACGATCTTCTTGCCAGTGTCGGCCAATTCGGTCCCGGTCTTGCCGAGATCGTCGATTGCCTTTTCGGCATCAACAGCCGAATCAACCAGCTTGTCCAAATCGTCAGCAGCCTTGACCGCTTGCGACGAATTGACCTCGATGCCCAGGGACGCGAAGTTGGTGCTCATTTACTGTCCCTCTGTTCCGCCATCACCCGCAGGGCTTCGGCTTCCATGATGCGGAGATCCGGGAAAATGTCGGTGGCCTGGGCTCGGGTTAAACCGAGGAAGCCCGCGACATCGCGGATTGACGTGTAATCCAGACCGGTAGCGCCGCACGCCCCTGTACGCCACTGGGTGCTCATGGCCTCGAAGACCTGGAACACAGGCCAGGTGTCTGGCCAGACTTCGGCCTCGTCGCCGTAGTCTTCAGCCGAGAACCCGAAAGCATCCTGGCCTTGGATGGTCGGCTGATAGAGGGCGCGCGCGACGCTGATTAGTTTCCCAAGCGGGCCTTGCTGTATGCCTCGGAGTAGGCCGCCAACACCGCGCTTGGCGTGGCGCTGATCGAGCTGACCAGGATGCGGAGGTTTTCGTCGGTGAAGTCTTCATCGACATCCCAGCCCACGACAATTGCCTTGAGCTGTTCCACCTGGAGGTCAATCAGCAGGTCGGTGAATTGCTCCAACCCAGTCTCTTCTGATTTCTCCCCGAGCGCCTTGTGTCGCTCCCCCCAGCCGGCATAGAGGGTCGCCAGCTCGGCCCGGTCGCGATACTTGAACTTGAATCCCACCTTTACAGGATCGCCGCCGACCGTAGGAAGCATCACATCAGCTTTGAAGGTGGGGTTCTGGATCAGTTTGAACTTGGCCATGCCCCCCCCTTATGCGCCGTAACGGATGAATTTTGCGACTACAGCAAACACAGCAGTGACGGCCATGATGTTGTTCTTGGTCATCGACGGTACGTTGTCGAACGACGCGTAAGCGTTGTAGGCAATGACGCCACCCGAGGCGAGGTTGATGCGCACCGCGCGCGGTTTTTTGTCATCGTCGGCTTCCAGCAGCACGTCGTTATGTGGAAGTGCCGGGTCATCTGCCATTGTCAGCGTGAACGACAGCGCAGATTTGGATGTTGGGATCTGGTGTTCATCGTCCTCCTCGAGGAACGAATAAGTGGCGTTTTGCTGCTCGCCACCGGATTTGCTCGACTCCGTCACTTGGCTGATGGGCACCCAGGTCAAAATCTTCTGTACCGAGCCGCCGCCCGCGCCCGCGATAAAGCGCGCCGCATTGAGCGTATTTACCTTCTCCAGCACGAAAGAGTCGGTGGTCACCGTCTTGATTCGAGCAATGCGATTGTTCAGACGAGCCCAGCCCGAGGTGACTTCGACAAAGTCGCCCACATCAAGGTCGTGGGCGGCCGACGACACAACAGCTTCGGTGGCATTGGTGATCGCAGTAAAAATGATCGGCGTGTCGTACGTGGCAGCGATAGCGGCAGTCGAGCCATTGGGTAGAAAAACGGCCATTGGTGTTTCCTCTTTTCAGAAATGACAAAACCCGCTCAATGGCGGGTTCTGGGTTTGCCCAATGGGCGGATTAGTTGGTGTCGGCTCGGTACATGAACGACACGGGCACGGTGAAGGTGGTGTCGTCGGGAATGCCGGGGCCAGGGTCAACAGGGGTCATGGTCACCACCGTCAACGCGCCCTTCGTGTTGCGCTCGTACAGCGGGAACAGCGCGGCGATCTGGTCGGCCAGCGCACCGGCCGCCCCGCGGTATTTACCGGATGGCGTCACGATGCTGACCTGAAACACGCCGGTGTATAGCTTGTGGTCGCCGCCGAGCGTGTTGCTTGCGGTGTCGCCCGGCAGCGTAAAGGCTCGCAGGTAGGTGACGCCATCGGCGGGCTCGTAAGCCTCATTCTCGACGACGACCCTCAACGGCACCGGCAAAGCCTTCGCCCAGGCGATCAGCTTGGCCTCGTAGATCGAGGCGATGATGTTGTGGCTCATACCTGATTGTTCCTGATGGCTTCATCGACTATCTGTTGGAAGTGGGCCAGGGTGATTCGGACCATTCCGCCGGGCGCCTGCTTCGAATGCCCGTATTCAAGCGGCACCGCATAAGGCAGGTTGTTCACCAGGTATGCCGTCTGGCCAATGGTCAGCGACTGCACCTGTGTCCTCAGCACCGCAATGGAGACATTGCCCGAGGGGTCGATCTGGTCGAGCACGCCGTCGGCCGGGGTATCGATTGAGAACTGCCAGTTCCCGCGGAACCGCCCGCCGACGTAACCCTTGCCCGCCACCAGGCCGTTCACGTTGAAGTTCTGGTCGCGCTCAGTCTTGGTCAGTGGCTTGGCGTACTTCACGCCGCGTTTCAGCTTGCCGGCCTTGGTGAAGTTGCTGTCGGTCAGGTTGATGACCGTGTTTCGCACGGCGACTTTGAAATCGTAGGCATCAGCCGCCGCGGTATTGGCCTGGCGATGTGCGACGTTGGCCGCCCAGATTTCAGGGTTACCCACCGGCGACATGCGAATAACGCTGCTGCCGATCTCGATCACGATCTCTCGGAACGTAGCGTCGAGCCCGGCCTTGACCTGTTCAGCAAACTGGTGGATGTTCTCGGCGAAGCTGCCATTGAGGCCGGAGTACTTGCTCACGACCGCACCTGCAGCTCGTACAGGATCGGCGTACCGGCTGGGTTGATCTCTTTCAGCGGTGGGACGATCGACCACGTGCGACCCTGGACGATGACCTTGTTCAACAAATCCGGTACCCACGCAAGCCCCTGCGCGGCGATCTTGAGCTTCTTATCGCCCTGCTTGATGAGGCTGTTGTTTTGGAACTCTTGGCCGGTGAAGTCAAGCAGGATGCCTTGGGCGGTCTGCTCGGTGACGGTGTCGGTCGGTGCGGTACCGGTTTCTGGGTCGTACTCACCAGCGGTGGTCGCGCGGATGATCACGGGCTGGCCGAACTCTGTGATCATCTCGAGAGCCATCACGGCCATTTCGTCGTAGAAGGCCATGGTGGCTCCAGATGTGAAAAGCCCAGCGCGATGGCTGGGCTACATTTGCATTAACCGCGGAGAAAGTCGTTATGCGCGTCGATTCTTGCTTGTCGCTCCACGAGCATCAGATCCGCCAGTGCTGCCGCAGTTTCAACGGCTTTCCTGCTGTTATCGGCTCGCGGGGCGGTATACGCGACAGCGGTTGAGAAGTACAAATCCCACGCTTCTGCGTGCTCTGGTGCAAGCTTAATGCTCATGTGTCACTTCCTCGCCTATGGTGGCGTAACGCTATCATTAAGCTCGTATAGCAAACAACCCTCGCCGCTGAAGATAATCTGCAAACTGTGTGGCGCTCGGCCGATCCGGCGCCGCCGGCAACAGCCTGCCGCTGGTGTTGGAAATCGTTGCGTACTCGCGATCAACTGCGCCCTCGACGCGCTCACGGGTGATTGCACCCTTTCGCTTGTCGATTGGGTCGATGTCGTCGGTGTGGATCTCAGCGGCCAAGGCCATCTGGCCGTACTGGATGCGAGCCGGCAGGTAGTTGTCGGGCTTAATCTGACAATCCAGCTCAACCCCTCGGCGCGGCCAGGCCAGAGCCTGATCGCTATCCGTCTTGCGCCCCTTCCATGTCATGCCATCCATCGCCAAGGCGGACCGGCGAAGCAGTGCTTCTTGCGCTGGCTCGTCCGCAGGAATGGTCACGCCGAACTTGCCGGCGTACATGACCAGGTCAGCAGCGCTCGCGTAGCTTTCCGCGTCAGACTTTCCGGTGCCGTCCTCGATGATGAGTGTCATGGATCAACTCGCTGGAGTGGGTTTCAGAAATCGGCCATCGCTTTACCGATAGCCAGCAGTATCACGCCTTGGGCAGATCAGCGACGAGCTTTTCCAAGGATTCTTTCGAGGCATTGGCGCGGTAGGTCACGCCAGCGGCATCAAGCTGAACCTTCAGAGCTTCGACTTCCAGGCCTTCGCCCGACTTCAGCTCTGCGAGCTCGTTTCGCAGCTTCTCGTTTTCCGCTGCAAGATCGTCACGCACACCGACCAGATCGGCCGTCTGTAGGCGAATGCCGTCGAGGGCATGAAACAGTCGGATTGCCAGTTCGCCCGCCTCCGGCCGCTCAACTTCGTCAGCTTCCAGGCCGTCGACCAAAACGCGAATGGTGTCGCTTTCAGCGCGCAGTTTGCAGATCAGGCTTTCCAGTTCGCTATGACTGCCGCCGCCGACAACCAGCACCCGCGCAACGTCTTTCACTGATACGTCGATGCCGACAGCCTCATATGCCGCCACCACACCCGGCCAGTCGCCGATCACCAAAACACTGGTCACGCCAGCCTCTGGCTTATCGAAGTGCTCAGGGTTGCGATATCGCTTTCCCGGGTCAAACCCGCTGAGCTGATTGCTGTATGTAAGTTCCATGGTGCTCTCCGTGGCGGCCATTGCTGGCCGCGCGGTGGATTGAAGGGTTATTAGCCTTCCAGTGGAGGGGTAGTCGTCAGCTGAATCATGACGCCAGCGGTAACCTTGTTGCTGCCGGCATGCTTAACCCAGTTGGCAGCAGAGCCAACGGCAGCCAGGGTCGGATTAGAACCGCCAGTGGTAGCCTTCCAGCTGTAACCCAGCACATCGATGTTCACGGTGCCTTCAGCGCGGTAACCGATGCTCAGATTCTCCTCGTCGTTCACTTCGTACGAACGGAAGCCTGGGGCCTGCGACTCGGTAATGGTCACGGCGTTTGGCAACAAGCCGAAGATCACGTCCGCCGGCGCGGTGTCAGTTACCAATACAGGCTTACCAAGGGTGCCCGGCAGGCCGCCGTAGATCACAACACCGGCTTCTTCGTAGATCTTGTTGGTGATCGCCTCGTCCACGATGTCGAAGTAGGCGCTGGAGTGCATGACCCACAGTGCGATACGGCCAAACTTGTCGCCGAATTTGCGCATACCGCGAGTCAGCGTCTTTTTGCCATCGGTCTCGATGTTAGCCGAGACCACCATGTCAGCGTTGGAGCCGATGGCGGCGCGCAGGCCGGCGGTCGCATACTGGATGAAGCCTTCCAGGGTTGCGTCGGCAACGTCAGCACCGACGATCTGGGAGAACTCCTCGACGGGTCGACCGCGGCGCTTGAACGCCTCTTCGGTTGTCTGGTACGGGCCGTACTTCCAGGGAGCCTTGACGCCGACAGCTTCGCCGGCGGTGATCTTCTTGGCGGTTACTTTGCCGTCAGAGTTGACGTCGCGGTGTTCCAGAGAGCCGTTCAGCTTGTAGAGGGCGCGCTTGCGGAAGTCGCCTTCGATCAGCTCGTTGTCCAGTACCATTGCGCCGTTGGACGAAGCGTTGAACACATCCAGGTTGTCTTGGACGCGTTCCAGGTATGCGGTTTGCGCCTCATCGTTGTAGATGATCAGGTCGCTATTAACGGTTGTAGCCATGGGTCTATCCCCTTACTTGGGCAATGCGAGATATGCGGTTTGGCCGTGCTTGCGCTGGAAGTCGCGCTTCTGCTCGGAGGTCATTTCGGAGCGCTTGAATGCAGCCTGGCCGCCACCCCCGCCCGGGGCTTGTGTGCCTGAAGCCCTTGGCCACAGGTGAGGTGCGCTTTCGCGCAGGGATTCCGCCCATTCAAGCGGAGTGAGAGGGGTTTTGCCGTCTTTGCCGAGGATGGTCTGGCCATTCTCGTCAACAGCGACCGCTTCGCCCTCTTCGTTCAAAGAGAACACGCCTTTGGCGCGCAGGATGATGTCGTCGGTTGCTTCCGGCAGTGCGCCAGCTTTCAGTGCTGCACCGCGCACCGAGTCGCCCAGGACTTTGCCCTGGAACTTGGCGGCGAAGGCTTCAGCCTTCTCGGCACGACCGGTTATGGTCTTCAGTTGCTTGTCGTAGTCGCCGCGCAGGCGCTCAGTACGCCGGTTGAAGACTTCGTCCACCTTGCCCTCGGTTAGCAGCTTGGTTTCTTCGTCCTGGCCCGCCCGGCTCAGCAGCCCTTTGACGGCGTCGATGTCGATGCCTTCAAACTGGGTTTCAAACTGTGTCAGCTTGCCGGTGGTGTCTTTCAGTTTGCCCAGCAGTTCACTGTTCTTCGTTTTCAAACCCGAAACGGATGCTTCAACAGCGGTCGCGATAGCGGCCTTGATTGCCGGGTTTTCCAGGTCGATTTCGTTTTCTTCTGCCACGTTGATGCACCCCTTGGGTATGGACTGCCCGCTTTGCAGGCATAAAAAAACCCCGGCGATTGCCAGGGCTCGATACATAGAAAGCCCCGGTTAAACGAGACTCGATTTTTGGGATTTTTGGTTGGTTAGAAGTCTTTCAGCGCCCCAATCATGCCTCCGAAAACTAACTCGGCGACTTTATGATAATTATCATCACTCTCAACGGATTCGCTAATACCAAAACGTGGAATGCTTACCGATAGTTGGCCGTCTACCTTTTTGATTTCGGCGTGCACTCGGAAATCAGTTTTCGGTAGTCCCTGCTCGCCGCCAAGACTGACAACCAGTTCGAATTTTAAAGCATCGCCGTGCTCCAAAGCCGCTAAAGCAGCAAAAAGCCCGGCACCGCCAGCGTAATCCGCGGAGACGATATCCGATCCACTATCGAATATTCCTAAGTAAGCCAAAAGAGTAATGCGGATTTTATTTACTGAGTCTCTGACTTGTACGCGATAACCAACCAATGCTTCATGATTCAGTGCATATACATCTGTCAGCTGCTTGTACATCGACATTTCGAGAAGGCCTTCAAATCCATTTATTTGACTCGTAAATCTAAATCTTTGCTCGCTCAAATGCCAGCGGCTCAAGCCCTTTCATTTCCGCCAGGGTCAGAGGTGAAAAGTTGCGATCAAGCTGCAACTCGGCAAATCGCTCGACGCTCAGCCCACCTTCACGGAACAGTTTCGCGCGCACCAGGCCGATTGCGACATCCTGAAACGACGCCGGCTGCTGTTGAAGCCAGTGGTAGTAGTCGAGGCTCGCGCTGACCTGGCCTGCGCCATCGGCACCGACTGAAGCCCTAGTAGCACCCTTGGCGAACATCTCGCTGAGTTTGGTGAGCAGGATGAACGTAGTGCGACAGTTTGGGTGGAACGGTGGCCGAGGCCCAGAGTTGACCGGGAACCGCCGCTTATCCATCGAGCGACATTGCTGGCTCGTCTTGCTGTCCAGCGTGGCGACCATTTCAATTTCGGCCACGATATCCGTGTTGGCCTTGGCCACTTCCATGCGCGCTTGGGAGGCCACATGTTGAATCGCGGTGTGCACAACGGTGCTGGCATTGCGATTGGTCGTTGCCAGAACGCCATTCTTGTAGCCCGCCGCCTTGGTGCCGCGAATGTTGCGTATCACCTGGAAATTCGTTTGCCCTTCGAAGAAGCCCTGCCGGATCGTGCCGGTGACGCGCTCTCGTTCGGCAGTCGTCCAGCCCTTGATGAATGACTTCAGCAGCTTCCCGCCACCGGTGCCGCGCACGCTGAGTGGATTCGTGAGCACCGCCGTCCTGATGGCCGCCGCCGTCGGCGCAGCAACGTCCAGCGATACGCCGACTGGCGCAGACCTGGCCAGGCTCGTCGCCTCAAACTCGGCTTCGTAGTTGGCGATGTCGATCAGATCGAGGTTCAGTTGCGCGCTGTAACGGTCGAAGATGCCCAGCAGCAGGCTGTCGACTTCCTTCAGCAGCGCCTCTAGACGCTTGACGTTGTACTCGGTCAGGTCCGATTGGGTGAGCCGGTCGCGGATCGAGCGGTCAATCTCCTTGAGGAAAGGCGCAAACTTACCGACCTCTCCTGCCTTCAGCTTTTCAAGGAAGACAGCGTGCCGGATCGTGGCGTCAAGGATTGCTTGGTTTGCCGCCATTTGGAGTTACCTCATCATCCAGGCCGAGGCCATCGACCTGCTCTTGAAGCTCGCCATCAATCTGCAGGTCCGTGCGCTCCGGGGCAATCAAGCCCAGTTTGCGCAGGTAGGTCCGCAGGTCACCCTTCGCGAATCCGCCGTTCTGCCACAAGCCAACCAAGGCTGTGATCATCTGCGGATCAGCCGTCAGCTCGACGAATTCCTGATTTACCTGGTACGCAACTTTGTCGGTGATGCCCATGTAAAGGCCGCACCACATGATCGCCCGGGTGTAGGCCTCGCTGACGTTGGCCACGCAGCCGGCCAACACCGAGGTCGACGCAGACTGATCACCTCGGGACTCGGTAGCCGTTTTGGCAGCCAGCGACGCAACGACCATTCGGGCACCCAGCTCAATCATCATCTGGTTTTTGTCGGCCATGGCCTCCTTGACCAGCGTGTTCGGCAGTGGCTGTGCATAGCCGAAGGCGCCGCCAACAGGAAGCAGCATTGGCGCCCGGGAACCGACGTAAACGCCCTTCTCCTCCAGCAGCTTTACCCATTGCTCGGTCAACCCAGAAATCCACGGCTGCGCCTGTCCACACCAGAAGACACTGTCTTCGTAGTCGGCACTGTTGCGGTAATGTCCCAGGTTGATCATCGCGATGTCGTAAAGCGGCGATTCGTCGATGGTGGGGTCATTGTTCTGTGCGCCGACGAAGGTGAACGGGATTTCCTTGAGGCGCCCGGTAGTGCCCTCCGGAGTGAATGTGTCTGTGACCTCGAGCGGCCCGCCACCTGTTGGACCGGACCGGCGCCAAACCCTACAAACGAAGCCGTCCGGTTCAAGAGCGAGTTCTCGGAACTGTTCGACAACCTTGAAGCCAAATCCATCCTCGACTTCCGGCATCTCACGCAGCACGACCAAAGTCAGAACGTTGTGACCATTCACCATCCCGGTGCGCCAGTTGATAATGTCCTCGGCGCAGTACGACAGGATCACCGAGTGACCGCCGGCCCCTTCATCTTGGTGGTAATCGACGTACAGACCATGACGCCCAGCCTCAAGAACCTTTTCCAGAGTGCCTTGGGAGTGCTGGTAGATGCTCACGCCCGAGCCGTTGGCGTTGTCCTGCAAGTACTCCAGCTTCTTCGGTACCGTGAGCGTCGGGTCTTTGTGGAAGGCCAGGCCCAGCAAGCCGTTGCGCGTGTGGCCGGTAGCATTCTTGAACACCGCACGCTCACGGTAAGCCTTGTTGCGGTCGACGTTCTCCGACGATTTGTCGTGTGCGTTGATGTACGGCAACCGAGGAACCACCCGGTGCTGACCTGCGCAGACGTCGCGAACGGTCGCCCAGCGGTCCAGCACTTCGATGTAATCCGCTCGCTTGAAGGAGACGTCGTTACTCATCGGGCGTATCCCATTTTTATAGAGGTGGCCGGCTTTCTGGCGCTCTTCGCTACAGCGAAGTACCGGAATCCGTCGGAGCCGTGTGAGGTCCAGTCATGAAGCGGCTTATCTTTCCAGCAGCCGCGCTTGTCGTCCCATTCCTTGCGATAGTTCTCGATGCAGTTGATGCCCTGTTCGCACTTCGACTCATCGAATATGCAGAGCGGGAGGATTTCCCGAGCAGCCTCGATGCCATCGTTAATGCCGATCTTTGGGACCAATTCAAAGGTCATGCAGTATTTCTGTCCGTCGATCTCGTAACCCTCTCGAGCCAGTTCGCGACGAGTCTTGGCGTCACTGCCGAACTCGCGGTTGTCGATGTCATGCGGCCCCCAGTGCTCGGAATAGTTGTAACCCTTGTCCTTGAGCACCTTCATGTAATGCCGCAGGCCTTCGCCCGAGTTCTCGTAGTAGTCGATGATGTGGTATTCGGTGCCGACCTGGCGCACGAACCAGATGGCCGTTGAGTCGCTGACGCCGATGTCCCAGAAGGTCATCACTGGCAGATGGCTGTTGTTCGGTATCGCGCCAATGCGCTGCTGGGCGTAAAGCTTGGTCAGTTGCTGCGCGTAATAGGCGCCCTCAACCGACTGCTGGAAAGCTTCGACAGGGATAGACGGGTATTCCCGCTTCATGTCGTCGCCGAGCGTCTTCTCCTTGGCCGCATACCAGGCGCGCTGGCCGTCATTGGTGACGATCCCGTGTTTGGCCGTCAGCTCATTGAAGTAGTCGGTCAGGCGCTGCGGGATGACCACGTCGGCGGGTTCAAGCCAGTAGCCTTTGTTCTTCCACCAACTGAAAAAGAAGAACTTCCAGTCCAGCAGGCCCAGGGGCACGCCGGCCAGTTGCTGGCGCTCAGCACTCTGCGAGTAATCGAAGAAGTAGCCGGCCCGGCCCTCCGCCGTTGACTCAATCGTGACGAAACAATCGGTGGCCACAGCCTCGAAGGCACCGGTGACGATCTCTCTGGCCTTGTGTGGAAACTTGGCGCAGATCTTCCCGAACTCAGACACATGCAGGTAACGCAGCGTGCCGCCTCGGAACGACGTGGAAACGTAGAGCGAGCCGCCCTTGCTGAACACCAACTCACCGGCGGCGTCGTTACTCGCCGGGTTGGCGGCGCGAATCTCTGCCGGCAGATTGTCGTAGGCGTACTTCACCTTCTCGCGGAACAGGCGCTTGGCGTCGTTCAGTGTGTGAGCGATCAGTGCGCACTTGGCTGACTCGAACAGCGCCGCGTCCAACTGGATGATGCAACACTCAGTGGTGAAGCCGAGCTGTCGAGCCTTCAGGATGATGTTGCGGGTGTGCATCCCATCGAAGTACTCGATCTGCTCGTCCGTCATCCGGAAGCGGACCTTCTTACCCTGCTTGTCCGTGATGAAGTAGAGATTGTTCAAGCGCCAACGCTTGTCCCGGAGCAGCTTCAAGTGCTCGGGATTCATGTCAGGCTTCCTTCGATAGTTCGTCCATCATCGCGGCCAGGTCGCTGACTGTCTTGTCGCCTGTCTCCGTGTCGAGGTTGTAGGCTTGGCGTTCGCCCTTGATGACCTTCAGCTGCGCGTCAACACCAGCGTTCAGGGATCGGGCGAAGTCACCGGCGTTGTCTGCGGTCACATCCATGTCGGATAGAGCATCGCAAAGCTTGTTCGCAATGCCGCGCCACTGAGCAAGATCGATCCGGTGCGACAACACCAGGTCAGCACGAATGTCTGACTCGGCTTCAACAATTTCCGCATCAGTGCGCTGCGTACTTTCCGTGCGTACTTTTGTGCGTACCAGTTTCTCCTTGGTCGCAGCCTGAACCTTTCCGGTCAGATCCCGCTTCCAGTCTTCCTTGCTTGCTCGCTTTCGAATCGCACCCTCTGTGAGGCCGTATTTCTCTGCTAGCGCTCTGACTGACGGGGAGCCCGAGCGGTACGAAGCCTCTATAGATTCCCAGTCAATGGACTTTCTCGTCGACATTGCTGATTTTCCTTTCGATAAAACTCATCACTGAATCGCGATGAACATCTTCTGCGCCCATTGGCACAGCGATAACGCCGGCCGAGCGGCAGGCATCCATCACAAGCAGCTCTTCCTCCGGCCGCCCCCACGAAGAGAAGACCAAGGCCTTACGTATTTTCGGCACTCCAGCGTTTGCCATACCAATCTGGATTGCGTAGGCGATGCATTGACCCAAGCCTGAAAGGACATGCTGCTTTCCCTTCGCGCCGTCTTTCAGCTCGCATACAGTGAGCGAACCATCGGCATGGATAAGCAGATAATCGACTCGACCCCGCGGAACTGGGAACTCGGCTTCGGCCCGAATGATTTCCGGCACCTCGCCATCAAACATCCTGATATGTGGCATGTCGGCTGCGAGCAGGCCGCGAACTACCCCGGAGAGGAATGCCTCTCCTTTCAGGTGAAGGTGGTGATAGATGACGCTGGGCAGTCCGGCTAAGCTGCAGGCTTCGCGGATTGCCTCCCAGTCGGGTTGCTTGGTTGTCATGGGTTCGCTCTGATACTTGAAATGGTGACGGGTTGAGGCTATCAGTGAGACTCAATCCTTCGAGGGCAATAACATGCCAACGACTGAAGAATCGATAATCGCAGCGGCAAGACTGC